GGGAAGTACCAATACTTACCATTAGCATCTAATACTACAGCAGTTAGGTATTGTTGTCCTGAACCTAATATCTTAATGGCTCTAGACTTATCAGCCTCTCTCCTGTGGAACATTAAGTTAATTGTTTGAGTTACAAAAGAGCTACCATTAACTAGGTCAATGCTTGACTCTTCAGTAAAGTTGGATGTGTTTCTGCGAATGTAGAAGTTTTCAAATAGTACTGCACCTGCAAGAGTGATATTAGTTATCTCCCATCCTGCTCCAGCTGATGGATCAGTTGGAGTGATAGAGGCTATCTCATCTTGTTGGTTTATCCAGATACCATAGATACCACCACTGTTATTGTCGCATGTTTTTAATATTGCTTCTAATGCTTGACAAGCCATGATATATTAGTATTATAGAACCCCCTTGGTAGAGGGTTCATGATTAATTATTAAGAATAAAAAACAATATCACCAGGATTCACAAAGTTGAATCCTACTTTCATGTTAGCACGTGTTCTAATGTAAGGCTCAGCCACTGTATCAGCTAAGTTAACAGCACGTAAATCAGAGCTATCTCCCTCAGCATCGAATGCATATATCATATTATCTTTCAATGTCCAAACAAAAGTGTTATTAGACATCCCTGGACATACAACAATCTTAACACCTAAGAATGTCAAAGACAAATCTTGAGTGATGTAAGCGTTAGTATTACCAGAAGCTACACCTAATCTGTAGATGTTCACTAATTGTGTTGGTAAGTACAATCTTAAATCAGCTGTACGTGTAGCGATAGATGCTGGCAATAAGGCAAAAGCAGCAGATAAAGCAGATTCTAAAGCTGCGAAGTTGGCAATAGCACCTGTACCACCTGAGATAACAGAAGGATCTGCTGCTAATAATTTCTCATAACCATCACATAATGCAAGGGTAGGGTTAGCTGAACCTGTATCACCTTTCCATCGGATTGACTCAAGATCTCCATTGATCTTATTAGCCATCTCACCCCAGTAGAAAGACATAAAAGAAGCAACAGAGAAGTCTCCATTTGATCCTTTGGTCATTTGCAAAGATAAGAATGATTGCTCTAACTCAAATTGACAGATCTGAGCCATAGCTGATAATGCACATACATCAATCTCTTTAGCATCCAAATCATCAGATGGAGCAGAGAATGCACAAGAGCTAGCTTGTAAAATTTGTCCAAAAGTAACAGAAGCTAATTTTGTTTTGTACTTCACACCTGGCAAAGCACGATAGTTATCAGCAGTATCTTCAGACAAATAAGCCTTAGAATAGAATGCTTCAGGGTTTGCAGCCAATAAAGCTGATGGATCAACTTGTAAGTCGAATTTTAGTTTTCTCATTTTATTAGTTATTAATGAATTTGTTTACACTTGAATATCTCTGCTGTGCGCTCATAGCCACAGCCTCATCTACTACTTCCTCTTCTACTTCAGTACTAAGTACCTCTTCTAATTGGTTCTTTAATTCAGCAATCATAGCTACTAATGCATTCACTTGCTCATCTATAGCAGGTTTTACAATAGCAATTATAGCCTCTGCATCAAGCACAGGATCTACAGCCATAACTTCCTCTTCAACTGTTGTCTCTTCAACTACAGTATCTTCTAGTGCCACCTCTTCAGAGGCTTCCACTACTTCAGCATCTCTAATATCTGTAATCTCTCCATCTTTTACGACATAGACCTTACCCTCAATTAGATGCTCTCCATCTGGTAATTTATTCATTGTTATATTATTTAGTTGCTCCTTTAATTTCATGCCTAGATATCCCTCAATACTGAATCCTATTTGATCCTGAGCAACAAGCTCAGCATAGTATTCTTTATCAGTTACCTGAGCAGTCACCATCAGAGTACCCTCCGGTACTTCTATTCCAAATGATGAATAAGCCTTATCTTCTTTGGGAGTATCTACTATCCATGCCTCAAGGACATATGCAGGTACAGTCTTATCCGTATCATGCTCTAGATTGAACAAATCTCTATTCAACATATCACGCATGAACTTAGCATGTATCTTTTCAATTTCTTCAACTGTAAACTTTACAAAGTACTCTTGATCAGTATCTTCATCAAATCTATAAATCTCCATAGGTATCAATGCAGGTGCAGTAATACGGTATTTAATATCATCATTAAAGATCATTGGCTTGATCTGAGTATTGAATGCCATACCCTTTACTTTAATAGCAGGATTAGCTGTAAAAGCAATTTGCTCAATACCTAACTCCTCCCCATTCTCAGAGTACTCAGGATCAATAGTTATCTTATAAACCGGTAGTTTATCTTTAGCCATACATCTATATTATTTATTTCTTATATTTGTTCAAAAAAGAAAATATGATAACTATATTAAATAGGGAGATCCCTAACCAAATTGATGAGCTAACTATAGAACAGTTTGAAGCTATCACTGAAATTAATAATGATCCTAACCTTGATCCTATTGATAAACACTTAAAGGTGTTCACATATCTAGGTATTCCAGAGTCTGAGTTCTGGGATTATGATGTTGCTGATTTTGTTACTATTGTTAAGAACTTCAACACAATGGAACAGCGTGACTATCCTGTGGTAGATACATTAGAGATTGATGGATATACATACACAGCAGAGATGAGGTTGACAGTACGTGATACTAAGATGATTGAAAAGGTAGCAATATCCAAACCTAAAGGGTATATATCTGAGATGCTAGCCATAATGTTTAAGCGTGATGATCTTACACCTACTGAGCATTATACTGATGCTCACATTAAGCAAAAAGCTAAATTAATACGGAAGCTCCAAGCAAATATAGCCATTCCTTATATTATGTTTATTGCTCAAAAAATAGGACAACAATTAAAGAATGATACAGTTACCGAAGCAGTGGAGTGATGTAACACTAGATCAGTTCATTGACTTCAATAGTATTGATAAGTCACTAGGATCTTACCATTATAATAGTGAGGCTATATCTATATTGTCTAATGAACCTGTTGAAGTAGTGGAAGATATGGATGTAGATGAGTTGACTTCATTAATTAGAAGTAATCAATGGTGTGCATCTGCACCATCTAGTCAATATAAAACTGAAATTTTAGGTTTAAAATTCAAGCCATTCAATAAGCTAACTTTGTATGAGTATATTGATTTGGATTATTATTTTGGACAGGACTACATATCTAATTTAGATAAGGTATGTGCCATATTATATAGGCATACTAAGATTAATGAATGGGGGGATGAGGTCCTAGAACCTTATATTTTTGATTGTATAAAGAGATCTGATATATTCTTAGATATACCCATCACTGAAGTATATGGTATCATCCCTGCCTTTATGAAGTTTAGGGATAATTTTATTAAGACCTATGAGAATCTATTTATGGGTGAAGCTGATGAACCACTAACCAATGAAGAGAGATCAGAGTTAGATCCTGAAGAGATAAAAGAGATTGAGAAAGAAGAGCAGAGTGCTAAATGGTCATGGGAGCTAATGATATATAGTCTATCAAAAGGTGATATTACTAAGAGTGATAAGATAGGTCAGTTACCCCTTGTATATGTCTTTAATATGTTGGGTATGAAAAAAGAATTAGACATCTAATGGCGTGCCTTGAGTGAATCCTGGAGGAGGATCTACCGGCATGAATGTATATACTAGCTTTTGCTGATTCTCAAGGATAGGCACTACCTCAAGTAAAGGGTAGCTCTTAGTTAACCAATTAGTGTATTGTTGATATATATCTGCTGTCAATCCTGATGAACTCATCCTATCTGTAAACTCTTGTACTATATCATATGGAGGTATTACTCCACCATTCCATAAGAATGCGCCATTATTTAAGAATATAAAATAATACATTGCTATTATCTGTATCTCTAATCTACCCCATGCACCTGATATCTTAGCGTTGATTCTAACAGAGTCATATAATGTACCCTCTTGAACGAGTCCTTTCTCCATTATTATACTCTTCAATATATTAGCCATCTTCCTCCTGGTAGGATAAAGTATATTGAAGTCACCATTCTTTGCGTATCTAGGCATCTTTTAAATCTTTAAAAATTTCCATTGTATCATCCACTAGAATGATACCTTTATCAGTATCAACATGTATTTGTGTATCACTAATAACTTCAATGATACCTATAATGGTATACTCTATATTATTATATGTAAATGTATCAGGCATATTTCATTATAGTTGTTCTGCAAAAGCTAGCAGTATCAGTTAAGTTACCCTGTTGCAATGCGAATATTATATAATAACTGACTGCCGGTACAAATGGTACAAGTGATATTGTACTACTTGTAATATCAGATGATATGGCAGTAGTGGGAATATAGCATAATAAGTGAGTGCCATTGAAATAATGATCTCTCCAAAATGCTTGAATATTTTGAGTAGTCATAGCAGCTGCAGTACCTATTAATGTAGCACCTGTTAAACTATTGGAAGTATTGATATACATTCTTATAGATGTAGAAGCACTACCTGATATCTTGTATATCTTACTTCTAATCTGCAATACATTACCTGTAGTCAATGTACCTCCTGGTATCAACTGAGATGCACTAATGGTATTGGAAGTAGTACCTACTACTGCCACCCCTGTCTGATTGCCTATTAATGTATATGGACTAGATGCTATTGCTATATCTCCACTACCCAACAATGAGGTGCTATTAACTGTCTTAATGGTTGTACCTGATACTAATGTAGCTTGTTTATTATTTAATTCAGTCTGTAGATCTGTTTGATTAGATAATGTTCCACCAATATTACCCCATGAGGTAGAACCTCCTGATGCTGCATCTATTATCTGTTGACCTGTGATTGCTGTATTGACAGGTACACCAGCCACTATAGAAGTACATTCTATTAGGTCAGTAGCTTGTAAATCTCCAGAATGTGCATGTAAGGTAGGCCTATAATTACCCCACCAATAAGATGAACTCATACCTATATTATTCTAAGTATAAATAATGTTCACGATAACGGCACAGCACAGTCAGTCCAATCATTCACTGTTAGTGTTATATTCATAACATAACCTGCAGCATAATCAAGTAGATCATTATTCAATGCCTGGAATGTAGGTACTCCTACCACATCAAATGCATAATCATTACTATCCATGAAGTATACATATAGATCACTTAGTATCTGCTGTGTATCACTTAGTATAGTTATGATATTGGCTCTATCTTTTTGTATGATATCAAAGCAATAGATATCAAAATTAAACTCAGATGTATTCTCAGTTGGTGTTACACTTACAGGCACTATGAATATTATAGGATACTTCTCATCCTTAGTGGCGAAGTTATATAATTGTTCCTTAAAATCACTGCCTATTTTCTTTACCTGCAAATGGGATGTATAGAACTGCTCAATATGATCTGTAATTGCTTGTAGTGAGTTCATTATAATTCTGCGTTTTTATTAATTTTATTAATCTTATTCTGAACATTGGTAATCTGAGTCTCTGAGACTACAGCAGTCACTGTCATATTAGTATTAGCTGTACCACCTGATGCATTCACCTGATTACCTATATTAGCTGAGCCAAATAACTGAGCAGATGCAGGTACTTGTTGTGCTACATTTGTATTACTAGATTCTGATTCTGGTGTACTGCCTCCACCTGATGATGGTGTACCTCCTGATGTTAGTATC